AATCCTGATCCTGAGTCGTGGGTGTTTAAATTAATAAGCTGGTGGATAGATCCTGATAGTGGGTTTCCAATATTGGAACGCAGAGGCAAGCTAAGATACTTCATAAAGTACGGTGCTAATTACATATGGGGTGACAGCTATGATGAAGTATATGATAAAGCCGAGCATATCATCAAGCCAATGATGGACTCATCAGGGTTAGATGCTAAAGACTTTATCAAGTCAATTACATTTGTATCCGGTTCTATCTATGACAATAAGAAAGGCTTGCAGTATGATCCATCTTATCCAGGTAATCTATTATCACAAGATGAAGATACCAGGCGGCAATTGTTGGAAGGTAGATGGAAGATAAGCAATAGTCCAATGGATGTGTATGAGCATGATGTGTTTATGGGATTGTTTGAGAATCTAAAAGGAGTAGTCAATACCGGTAAGTACATAACAGCTGACATTGCGATGAAGGGTAGTAATAAGCTTGTTGTGGGTTATTGGGAAGGGATGGAGTTATGTGATATAGAGATAATGGATAAGAGTGATGGCAAGCAAGTAATAGAATTAATATCTAACATGGCTCGAAAGTATTCTGTAGAAAATCGTTATATTTGTTATGATGCTGATGGTGTGGGTAGTTATGTAGATGGATTTATTCGTGGTGCTGTTCCATTTAATGGAGGTGCTGCGGCTTTGGCAGTTAAGGATGAGGCATCAGGTAGGCTGATAAAGGAGAACTACTTTAATCTTAAGACACAGTGTTACTATCGTTCAGGCGGAAGGGTTAGTGATGGGCAGATGAAGATTAACAAAAGGGTCTCAGATAAGATGTATGATAACCAGATGACCATGCGTCAGAGGTTCATGTATGAGAGGAAAGCCATTAGAAGAGACAAGACTGACAATGATGGCAAGCTAAGGATTATCGGCAAGGATGAGATGAAGGTGAAGCTTAATGGTGATTCACCAGATTTACTAGATATGTTTATGATGAGAGAAATATTTGAACTTAAACCTAAAATGGTGTTTGCATATGGGAATGATTGATAGACTCTTCGGACAGACGAAGGTAGTTAAGAATCTACAACAACAAGTTAAAGCACTTCAGAGAACAAACCTATCCAATGTCATAAGCGTATCAACAAGCATCTACCCAAGTTGGCAGACAGTTGAGAATATTGAGACATACATCACTGTTGATGATGTTTATTCTATTGTGTCATATTTAGCGCAGACTGCGGCAAGGATTCCAATGTATGGTTATGAGATAGTTGATGACTCAGCCTTGAAGTCAATGAAGAAGTATTCTAAGACTTCATTACTAGGGAAGCATTACCAGACTAAGGCAATGCAGGATTTACCAGAGCAAGATAAGTTTGCTGAGTTTATTAGGAGTCTGACTTATGAGCAGTTGGTTAAGTACTACACTATACTTTACATTAGCGGTGAATTGTTCCTGTATAAGGAAGTAATTGAGTTAGGTCCTAATGCTGGCAAGGTAATCCTCCATCCAATGAATGGGCAGAATGTAATCGTAATGATTAGTGATAGCTTCCCTCAAAGAGTTATAGGCTATGAGTACATTGATGCTGGGTTCAGTGGCACGTTAGGAGTCGAAGATGTAATCCATATTAAGTATTATAACCCTACCATTATGAATGGTCAGCAGTGGAGGGGATTAAGTCCATTGCAGGTGTTGACTAAGAGACTGACCAGATGGAATGCCTCGTTAGATGCGTCAGTAGCACAGATGCAGAATGGAGGTGTACCTGGTATAGTGTATGAGAAAAGCGATTTTGCAATAGAAACCTTAGGACAAAGAAAGAATGATTTTGCTAATTATCTTCGTAATAGTTCAAATAAGGGTGCGCCATATTTCGCAGCAGGTGAAATGGGTTACTTACCATTGGGGTTATCGTTGGCTGATATGGATGTCAGTACTCTTGCTGGGATTGATTTTACTAAGTTGTGTAATGCTTACAAGTTCCCTGAGATATTATTAAACAATCAAGACAGCTCAACATACAATAATGTTGCAACAGCTGAGAAGATGCTTTATACTAACTCTATCCTTCCAAATATTTATCTGTTTAGAGATGCCATCATCAATGGAGTAATTCCTAACTATGCATTAGATGGAGTAAGAAGAACCATTGAGATAGACTTGTCTGAGATATCAGCATTACAGGAAGATATGAAGATGCAAGCTGATGCATTGAATGCTATGTGGTGGACTACTCCAAATGAAAAAAGAGATATGATGGGATTTGAGGAACTGATGGAGCCATTGATGGACCAGATAATTATTGATGCAGGTAAGCAATTGATAACAGACTTGGGAGCAGTTCCAGATGTCACAATGCCTGGTGAGTAATGGAGACTAAATCTATTGAGGAGATAGTAAGGATTATTGAGAGCAAGATATTTATGATACTTATTGAGCAGCTACCGAATCCATCATGTCCAAGAAAAAGAGATCATAACAACTGGAAGATAGAGCAAGTAAAAAAGACATTAGCCGAAAGATTAAATGACACCAGCAGAACAAAATAAATACTTTTACGAGTGGCACAAGTTCCAGCAGCGGTATGAGAAATACTATGAAAAGAAGTTTGCTGCTGCGTTAAAGGTGCAAGTGGCTGCATTTATTAAGACACAAGACTTAATGGCAATTCCATCATTTCCCATCTATACGGTGCTTGTTGATTTGTATAAGACAGTTGGTGCTAGATGGGCAAGAGTAGCAAAGGTATCAATGACAAAGGCATCAGGTCAAATGGGATTTAATGAAAGAATAGTGGAGCTAATGCGCCAATATTACGGCATTGACCTTCTAAATGATGCCGAAGGAATTAATGATACAACAAGAGCAGTAATACAAAAAATACTTGATGATGCAGCCATAACCGGTGCATCATTTGATGATATAGTCAGACAACTAACAAGCAATACAGAACTAGGAGCAATGAGAGCAAGGCGTATTGCTAGAACAGAGACAGTGACTGCTGCCAATGGTGCTGCTATGATATATGCTCAGACATCAGGTAACGTGATGGAGAAGATATGGATAAGTGTTAAGGACAAAAGGACAAGGCATAATGCATGGGCAAACCATGTAACCATTGATGGAACAGTTATTGATATAAATGAGCCATTCTTATTAAAGTCGCAGAAGCTTGGAGATATATTGATGATGCAGCCTGGTGTTAGGAAGCAGCCAAATGGTTTAGCGGTTCCAGCATCAGAAGTTGTTAATTGTAGATGTGTGGTGGCATTCCAATCTAAAAGAGATAGACAAGGTAGAATTATTAGAAGATAAATTTTTGTAATTAAATTAAAATAAATTAACTTTATAACGTGACCAATATCTTCAACATTAAGACAGAAGTACTCTCAGCTGAGATTATGGATATGAATCCTAAGCAAGGAATTGTAACCGGTTACTTCTCTAAATTTAATAATGTAGATGCTGATGGAGATATTATTAGACCAGGTGCATTTACTAAGACAATAAGGGAGCAAGGTCCAGAGTCGGCACTTCCAAGAATTAAACATCTTCTCAATCATGATCCATCATTACCGTTAGGCGTTATCAAGACGCTTACTGAAGATAGTTATGGATTAGCATATGAGTCACAGATAGGAAGTCATGAGGGTGGTGAGGATTTTATTAAGATGGTTGAGAGTGGGCTTATTACGGAACATTCTATTGGTTTTAAGATAATCAAGAGAAATCAAATCCAATCCTATGAAAACTATCTTAAGAATCCTCAGCTAGGACAGTTTGAGATTACTGAGATAAAGTTATACGAGGGAAGTTCACTTACGGCATGGGGAGCAAATCCATTGACTCCAATCACATCATTAAAGTCTATGAATGATGTAGATTTATTAGTTGCCAAGCATGAGGCAATAGATAAGTTCTGCAGGAATACGACAGCAACAGATGATACCATTCAAATGTTGTTATTACACAGCAAACAATTAGCACAATTAATCCTAGATATGAAGAGTACTACTGATCCGGTTAAAGCCAATCAGCCAGAAGAAAGTGTTGCGGATATAATTAGGCAGTTTAACAATAATATTAAAAAATAAAATCTATCCAATATGGAAAAGAAAGAATTAATGGCTGAGTTAGAAGGCCTCAAGTCAACACTTGAAACATCTATTAATGAGAAAGCTAAAAATGAAATAGCTGATCAATTGAAATCATTTCAAGCTGATGTTAACGCTAAGCTTGCTGAAGTTGGAACTAATGATAGTGCTGATGCTGTAAAAGCTATGAGTACTGAAGTTTCTAAATTAAAGGCTGATTTAGCTGCTACTGTTAGTGGTTTGCAAATCTTAGAAAGTCGCACAAAGTCTGCTCCTAAATCTAAAGCATCTAAATTATCATTTGATGAAGCATTTAGCGAAGCATTGGAAAAAAACTTTGATGCAATCCAAAACGTAAAGGCTGGCTCACCATTTAAAATGGAAGTTAAGGCTGACATGACTTTGGGTGGTTCATTGGCTCCTAATGGTAATTTAAGTGGTGTTGCTTCTTATAGCAGCCGTCAAGCTTTATTGCCATCTCAGAGAGTAAACATGAGAGAGTTAATCTCTACTGCTATTTCTCCTACTGGTCTTTATGTACAATATCGTGAGACATCTGCTGTTCAAGCAATGGGTGTTCAGACTGAAGGTGCATCTAAGACTCAGGTTCAATATGACTTTACAGAGGTTAGAATTGTTCAAGATTACATCGCAGGTTTTGCTCGTTTCTCTAAGCAAATGGCTAAGCAATTACCATACATGCAAACAACTTTGCCTCGTTTGTTAACAAGAGATTTCTACAAGACTGAGAACGCTCAGTTCTATGCTGATGTTATTGCTCAAGCTACAGGTGTTACTACTACAACTGGAACTAATCCGGTTGAGATTATCATGGACTTGATTGCTAACCAACAAACTGCAAACTTCAATGCTTCTTATGTAATCGTAAGTCCTGCAACATTGGCTTTGATTAACAGAACATTGTTGACTAACGGTTATTATCCTGGTGCTGCTGGAGTTAGTTCTGTAGCAAGTGGTGCGGTAGTTATTGCTGGTACTCCAGTAGTTTCTGCATCATGGGCAAACAATGCTTCTTACTTGGTAATCGATATGGATTATATCGAAAGAGTAGAAACTGAAGCAGTTAACATTACGTTTGCGATGGAAGATGCTGATAACTTCACTAAGAACTTGATTACTGCTAGAATTGAGTGTCAAGAAGAGTTGAACTTAATGCTTCCAGCTTCTGCAATATATTTAGATTAATAATTGTGGTTTGGTTAATGTAGATAACGTAGGGCCTCTCTCATTTGGGAGGGGCCTTTTTAAAATATAAAGGGATGAATTTATACAATTGGGAAGGAGTTGGTTATAATTCAGTAGTAGATATTGAATTTGAAGTTGGCAGTGTAACTGAACCTGTTACACTTGTTGAGGCTAAGGATTTCTGTAAAATTGATATAGGCACAGATGACAATTTGATAATATCATTAATCACTGCAGCGCGTCAGATGTGTGAAGCTTACACAGGTGTTGGATTTGTAGTTCATGATGCCGTTGCTATCCTAAATAATGTCAATGGAGATATTTACATTCCTTATGGACCTTTGGTTGCTATTAATCAGGTTACTGATGAAGCTGGTAATATTCTCGTGCTTGATACTTCTTACTTTATTATTGGCAACTCATTCAAGAGACTCCAATCACCAAAAGCTAAAAATATTACTATTGATTATACTACTGGTTATACTGAGTTACCTAATATCTTAAAGACAGCTTTACTTAATCAGATTTATTATTTGTATGACAATAGGAGTATAGGTACTGATGATATAAGTCCAATTGCAAAGAATATATTAAATCCTTTTAGACGTGTATAAATTAAATAGACGCATAACTATATTTCGGTACACTACTGCTAAGAATGAATTTGGTGGATTGATTCCTATTGAGACTGGGAACTGGACAAAATGGGCAGAAGCAAGAGATAGACAAGGTACACCAAGAAATGAGTATCAACAAAGAGAGTGGACTTACGATCAGGTGTTTATTATGAGATATGAAACTGAAAGACCAACAAGAAGTAATGATGTTATATTGTATGAGAATGAATTCTTTAAAATAAATAGTGTACAGATACGAAATGAAGGAAATAAAGATTGGGAATATATACAGGCAATTAAATTAGATGAATCAATTAATTCAGATGCTCCAATGGACTTAAATACAATTCAGGTTTATAATTACACAGGCATAGGTGGTGAGAATGCTTTCACTTATGGTGGCTTTATAGGCCGTCATGTATTTAATGCTTTTAAAGATGGAGTACAATATGTGATTCGCACTGGGGGTGTTCCGGTAGGAAAGGAAGTTCTTTATAATGATAATACAGGAGAAATGACTTGGGCGATACCATTTGAAGATGGAGAGGTTGCAACAATACTATTTTACTAATGCCGTTAAGAATACCATATAATCAATTACCTAATTTAGGTGCTTTAGAGTCAGGTGATATTGTACCTGGTCTTAGACCTGCATTTAATGAAGGTAGTATGACTGTTGGTGACTTGTCAACATTTGTCAATCCGGGTAAAGTTTATAGAGTAGATATGACTCAGAGTAGTACATCTGATCCTACAGTTGATTTTGTTTATGAGAATTGGATTGGTGATATAGTTTGGACTTATGTTTCAACTGGAATATACAATGGCAATTTGAATGGAGCCTTTGCTGGATATGTTCCTGAACAAACTAGAACATATTTTAATGCTTCAATTGGTTCTGGTTCTAATTATTATACTATCACTAAAATTGATGATAATAATATTAAAATGGAGGTAAAAGATAAAAATTGGACACTGAATGATGATTATTTAAATTTAACTTTTATTGATTTCTTAGTATATCCTGCAGCGTTATGATAAAGATTGAAACTAAAGGATTTGATGCATTAATAAAAAGATTTGATACTTTATCAAAAGAGAGTCAAACTAAAGTACAATCAGCACTAAACACTTTTGCTGATGCTACTGCACAAGATGCTAAGAGTTTAGTTAGTTCAAAACAGATAACAGATGAAGGAGCATTACTTAGGTCAATAAGTCCGTTATATGGTCAAGGTTCTGCTGGAGTCGTAGCAAATAGTAAGTATGCAGCTTACATGGAATTTGGCACAAGAAAATTTGCAACTTCTTACATAAGTTCTTTACCATCAGAATGGTCAACATATGCAAATCAATTTAAAGGACCAGCAGGAGGAACATTTAAAGAATTTGTCTTATCTATTATGGCTTGGATGAAAAGAAAAGGAATTAAGGGAGGAACATACAGCGTAAAGACAAGAAGAAGAAAAGGCAATAAAGCACAAAAGGAAGCAGAGGATAAAAGCGTGGCTTATGCAATAGCTAAAAAGATATTAAGAGATGGTATAAAGGAAAGACCATTCCTTTATCCTGCAGTAAATAAGAATCTTCCTAAATTAAGAAAAGACCTAAAAGAATTATTAAAATGAGAGATGTAAACAGTGCATTATTGCAAGCTTATTACCAGGTCATTGATGGCTTAAGTATTCCTGTTTATGAAGGTGAGGAACCTGATGATGTCAAACATAAGATTTATGCGGTTCTGTCCGATGCCATCTCTATTGAGCAGTCAACTGATAACTCATCAGATGTACAGACTACATTACAAGTATCTATCCATTCATGGGAGTACAAATACAATAATAGTAAAAATCTTAATTTAGCAGTAGATAGCATTTTGCAAGCAATTAAGCCAACATCTACTTCAGTGCTTGATTTAGGATTAGCTGGACTACAGATGATGAATTTAATGGTTCAGACAGATAGGACAGAAAGATTTGGTGAGCTTGGAGGTAAGATATTTATTTCACGAATATTGATTTTTAAACAAGATATTTTCGTAATTTCATAACTATAAAAATTAAAATAAAATGGCAGAACACAAAGTAGCAGGTGGTACAATGTTATTATTCATTGACCCTGCAGGTGGTACAGCATACGACACAGTTGTATGTCTTACATCAGTATCTAAATCAGCAACAGTATCTGTAGTAGATGCGTCATCAGCTTGTGGACCAGATAAGTCACCTGGTACAGTTGAATTGTCTAATGGCTTTGAAGGTCAGCACTTACAAGATCCAGATACTGGTAAGATTAGTGGAACATCATTACGTCAATTGTTGCTTGCTAAAACAACAGTAGGTTATAAAATTGCTCCTGAGACTCCAGTAACTGGTGATGAGATTGAAGTAGGTACAGGGTTTTTATCAGAGTTAAGTAGCACATATAGTTTTGACTCTATTGGGACCTTTACTGGATCTTTGAATCCATTTGGACAACCAACTATTACTATACAAGCGTAATCAAACCAAACCACAAATATGAGTTATCTACAATTAGAACTAGGCGGTAAGCTTAGAGGATTAAAGTTTAATCAGCTTGCAATAGAGATTATCAGCACGCACAATGACAATAGCACAAACTCAGGATTTATGTATGCCATGATTTATGGCGGACTAATGGGTAACAGTTATGTGAAGAGAGAAGAACCAGACTACACTTTTGAAGAAGTATGTGATTGGGTAGATACAATGGAGAATAAGGCTGAGGCAATGTCTAAAGTTACTGATGTATTGACATCAACGCAAGTGTGGAAGAGTCTTGTAAAAGCTGGCGAAGAGATTAATGAGGAGAAAAAAAAAGTATTAGAGAGCAGTGCTACGACAATCTAAAGTTTGCTTTAGGTAAACTTGGTTGGTCAGCATATCAGTACTACATATCTCTTCCTATTGAGTTATATGCAGCAGCTGAAGGATATTATGAAAAGCAAACTGAACAGGCGAAAGTCATTCGGTTTGCTTCTTTTCGCATAGCAGAAAGTATGGCTGGTAGCAAAGCAGTTGGTTCAATAGATAGATTTTGGCCAATGGCTGATGATCAACCGGATAAGAAACAAATTGAACCAATGACAAAGGATAGATATGAGGCAATTTTGAAGCGTCACAATATAAAGATGAAGACTGATGGCTGATGAACAATTAAAATTTGTAGTAGGGGCTGATACCAGTCAGTTTAATGCTGAGCTAAAAAAAGCAGAGAATGAGTTAAGGCAATTTCAAAATGCTTTAAAAAAGACTACAGATATAAATGAGCTTGAAATCTTAAATGGTAAGATACAAAAGACTCAACAGACTATTGCTGGCCTTAATAACTCAATGAAGTCTGTTGCTCCTTCTACTAATAAAGCAACACAATCCCTAACAGATTTATCAAGAGTAGTTCAAGATGCTCCTTATGGTTTTATTGGTATTGCCAATAACATTAATCCATTAGTAGAATCATTTGGTAGATTAAAAGCTGAGAGTGGTTCTACTGGTGGTGCATTAAAAGCTTTACTTAGTGGTTTAAGTGGACCAGCAGGATTAGGTATTGCATTTGCAGTAGTAACTTCAGCTATAACTTTTGCACAGGTTGGATTTCAAGCTTGGACAAGAGGCAGCAAGGAAGCTAAGGAACAAACAATGTTATTTGCAGACCAATTAAATGAATTGGACGCAAGATTTAAGAATTTAAAAGATTCAATAAAGAATTCTAACGATGAATTAGCATTTCAACAAAAAGTATCTGTAATAAGATTTGATATAAAAAATACAGATGATTATGCTAGATCTATAAATAGTTTAAAAACTCAATTTGAAACTTTAGGAACTGAATTTGATAATATTAGTCAATCAATAAAGGATTATCTACAAGCTTCTACAGATGCACAAACAATTGTTTATCAATTACAAAGTGCTGAAGGTGACCATACAAAAGAATTAGAAAGAGCTAATAAAGTTCTTGATGAAGCAAATTCTAATTATGATACAGCAGTAAAAAAATTAGGAGAAATTAGTTCACAAAGGGTATTAGTAACTGAACAATTAAAGTTAGAAAAAGTAAATCAAGATAAACTTAATGCAGCTAAATTAAAAGAGATTGATACAATTGATAAAGTATTAGCTAAATTAAAAGAAGATACAAGAGACCAGCGAAGTATATCCATTACATTTAATACTTCCACTTTACAAGAGCAAGCTAATTTAGTTAAGGCTGCAATTACTAAATTAATAACTGTATTTAATGTAGATCCTAAGAATAAAATAATAATAAAGCTTCAAGCTGATTTAGCAGATTTGAATAAACAGATTCTTAGAGAATCTCAAAAATTTACTACTATACCTTTCAATTTAAATGTTAAGGATATCAAACTTCCTAAAACAGTTAAAATTGAAAATATTGAAATACCATCTTTAAAAGATATTCAAACTGGAGCTAAATTAGCAGAATTATTTAGTGGTCTACCTGCAAACTATTTTAAGCCATTTAATAAATCAACACTTGATGAAATTGGCAAAACATTTAATCAAGCATTTGAAAGTATAGCTGAAGATGTAGCAATTTTATTTGGTCAGACTTTAGGAGATGCTTTAACTGGTCAAGCATCTATTGGAAATTTCTTCAAAGGTATATTTGCATCACTTGGAGCAAATCTTGAAGAGTTAGGAAAGTATTTAGTTAAGACAGCTATTAAAATTGAATTTATACAAAAAACATTATTTACAAATCCATTCTTAGCTATTGCTGGTGGTATTGCTTTGATTGCAATAGGTAGAGCCATATCTAATGCTACTAATAGAAACGCATTTGCAGTAGGTACACGTTACGCTCCAGGTGGTATGGCATTAGTGGGTGAGAGAGGACCAGAGATGATTAATCTGCCTCGTGGTTCTCAGGTTATACCTGCAGCACAGACTTCCCAAATGATGGGTGGCATAGGTGGTGCAATAGAAGTATTCGGAATGTTACGTGGACAAGATATATTCTTCTCCAATAGGAAATACGGTCAAACTTATAAAAGAACAACTTAATGGCATACGGATTACGATATAGTTCTGATTTTGATTCATTTCAGCCATTACTTTCTTATAGATTAAACATATTTCAGAAAGATTATACTGGTGCAAATGGTGAGATTTTATTAAGTGGAAATCCTGTTATTCATGAGTGGCAAGATGATGATCCAAAAGCTTCAATAAAAGGTTCTACTTTAAAGATTAGTATTTTAGTTAATTCAGAAGATGGATTATCTTTATCAGATTTTTATTCTGAAGATGATTATGGATGGGCTTGTGAATTAAGAAGGTTAGAGACTGATGAGGTATTATTTCAAGGATATTTACTACAAGATGATTCACAAGAGTTACAAGTAGATTTTACCCATGAGATACAACTTACATTTACAGATGGATTAGGATTACTAAAGGATGTTACTTTAGATCAAGCAGCAGTAATAACTGGAGTGCTAACGAATCATTCTGTATTAATAGGCACTCCTCCAGGAACATTAAATACTATAACTACTCAGGATATTGGATTAGGTGGATTACAACCTGGTGCAGTCTTTACTATAAATGATGGTGGATTAGCTGGTACTTATACAGTCTTAAGTATATCACTTATTCCTACATTAGGCATTTATGATTATTGGATAGTGACAAATACAATAATTGGTTATACGCTTCCTTACACAGCTTCAATAGATTGGATTGATCCATATCCTTTAACAGGTTATGTTCCATTGATAGACATTTATAAACTTTGTTTAAAGGCAACTTTTATAACTTGTGGGTTAAATATTTATAGCAAAATATATCCAGTGGGAGGTACTAATGAAAGACTTCTTGATGATACATTTATCCAAGCTGAAACATTTATAAGCTCTGATAGATGGATGAATTGCTACGATATTTTAGAGCAAATTAATAGTAGATTTAATCTTTCATTATTTCAAGCTCATGGCAAATGGAACTTAATGAGATGGGATGAGTTATATCGTTATACAACTAATACTGGT